TTGGGGAAGCTAGGGTCACAAGTAGGAAATTGAATATAATTGTAAATAATTAACCTCATCTTTTTGGGGTTTTTTATTATAAATTTATCGCGAATTGGACATAATTGTGTTTAATTTGGACGTAAATATACGAATTTAGTTTGAAGTAGGGTTTTTAGCGGTTTAGAATGGGTTCGTTTTAGCGATATTTGGTTTTCTTGATTGAAAATGATTAACACATTAACTCCCAGATTATCTCCAGAATTTATCAGATTTGAATATCGCATCTCCCCCGCTGTCGCTCCACCGATGCTCTCAATTCTATATTCTGAGATTGGGAGAGGAGGAGTAAGTCTGTGGTTTGTTTAGATTGCATTTCTAAATTATAAGTATATTTTACCATACTTTTTGAAATAATGCAAGATGTGTTTTTCGAAGGTATATCGCTGAAGGGGTTGGAATAAGTTTTTGGTACTAGAAAATAAATTAAATTTTGAACTACAGTTGGAAAACGAAGGGTTGTTGAAGTGCGAAGTTGTAATGTGACCAATGGTTCAAAGCAAATGATTCGGTCTTCGCTTCAAATAGTTGTTATTTTGGCTCGTAATTTTTTGTTGTCTCTTGACTGCAGCCGCTTTCATACGCTTTCTTTTGGCTGTAGGTTTTTCATAAAATTCTCTTTTGCGTACCTCTTGTACAACGCCCGCATTGTCGCATTTCTTACGGAAGATTCTCAATGCCCTTTCGACAGGCATATTACCACAGTTAATGCTGGGCATCTGTTACCCTATCGAATGTAAAACCTTTCTTACGCATTGAGTATATTTTAGACCGAATTGATTGCGCAGAGCGTCCTAGCTGTCCAGCTATAATGCTCATTGGCGTGTTGTTGTAATGCTTTCGCAGATACTTAATTTCTTCGTTAGTCCAAGTTCTCATATATCTATTATACTAAAATATGATGCAAAAGTCAAGAACTATTTTTGATGAACTTCCAAAATATCTTGACTGCGCGCTTAAATAACTGTATAATATACTATAAATCAAAAAAATAAGGAGAATAAAATGATTATTCAAGGTAGTATGCGTTATACCCCTTCAGGAAGAAAAAGGAAAACTAACGCTTGGAAGAAAACAAAAGCAAAACCCCTCAACATGGCAACACAAAAGACTGTGAAACCAAGTACAGAAACGACGAAAGAATACCCTAGTTTAAAAACGAGCAAATATTCAGCTCCCGTTGACAATTCTTGGAAAGTAGAGGCAAGTAAGAAATACACTGTAGCTCCCGCATATAACAAGGGTGCTTATCAGGTTATACCACCATCAGATGTAGAACACATAGGCAAATAATGGACATAGTATATATAATAGGAGTACCTTTCTTTGTTGCATGGGCAGCTTATGGTACAAAAGTAATATCAGAATTCATAAAACACACAGGAAAATAGTATGGAACTACTAGGCGCAAACGAGTTTCAATGGCTCGTCATCACAGTATGCACGGGCGGAATCTTTTATACAATCGGTAAAAGAATAGGCATATCAGATACTCTCGAATATTTACGAGAAAAAGGACAGATAGACTATGATGACTGAAAATAGTTCTTGACATCAGTCTCAAAAATTGTTATAATAACGAAGTAAGTGAAAAAATCGCTTATATAACTAACCGCTTACCGAAAGGGAGCAAAGCATGACCGAAAGGCATGAAAGGAGACAGAACTATGGTAACTAACACAATACATAGAGAAATACTAAAAAACTTCTGGCTAGGACACAATCCAGCTTGGCTTGACCAAATGGAAACAAACTACCCAAGATATAATATAGTGGAGGGCAAAAGTGGATTCAAACTTGAAATCGCTGTGCCCGGTTGGAGTAAAAAGCACCTGTCAGTAACTCAGCAAGACAATGAGTTGCGGATAAAAGGTGTAAGAGACAACAAAGGGGGTGATACATTCATTCATCAAGGACTTAGCGCGAAGTCATTCGACAAGACCTTCGTCCTCAATTCCGACCTAAAGGTAGATTCTATCAAATTACTTGATGGACTCCTCACAGTCAATATCACGAAAGACAAGAGCAAAGAGACTCAGTTCGATATCGACTAAGACAAGCGGGGGAGCAAACCTCCCCCACTTCCTCCACAGGAAAACTAAAATATGAATATAGGCAATAAAGGATTAGAACTAATCAAACACTTTGAAGGGTGTGAACTTCAGGCATACAAGTGCCCAGCTGGCGTGTGGACGATAGGATATGGTCACATCAAAGGCGTAAGTGAAGGAATGACTATCACACAAGAAGAAGCGGAAAACATGCTCAGAGATGAGATGGCTGAGTACGAAGGCTATGTAAATAACTTAGTAACAGTTGAGCTTAATCAAAACCAATTTGATGCAATGGTATCATGGGTATACAATTTAGGCGGAGGCAACTTAGGAGCAAGTACACTTTTGAAAGTACTAAACGCAGGAGACTTCGCAGGAGTCCCAGCACAAATGTTAAGATGGAATAAAGCAGGTGGAAAAGTACTAGAAGGATTAACAAGGCGCAGACAAGCAGAGGCAGACCTCTTTGTCGCATGAAAAAGTTCTTCTTGCAACTTAACTCACATCTTGCAAAGGTTTATATCCCTGTTTGGAAAGTAATCAAATGGGTATATTATTGGCTTAAGTACAACTTATTTCCTAGATATAAACTAACAGTCAGTTACAACGCTGTATTTGGCGATGCTGATGATAGAGACTTCATAGTTAAAAAGTTCCACAAGAAACAAGACAAGTACCTAAAGTTCACAACTGATGATGACGAATTAGTAGAAATCAGAGGAGCAGAAGGACTTAATTACAGGATAGAACAATTATGAATCAATTATTAATAGGAATTATATTAGTACTAAGTCTAGGTAGTTATTACCTATACCAACAGAATCAAGTGCTTACAGCAAACAATGTAGCACTAGAGAGTGCAGTAGCGACCCAAGAGGAAGCTATCGCAACAATGCAGAATGATTTTGCATTACAAACAAAGTCGCTCGGTGAACTTCAGGCTAAGTCCCAAGCAACACAACTAGAGATGAATAGATATTTAGATATATTTAAGCGTCATAATTTAACCAAACTAGCAGCGGCGAAGCCGGGTATGCTAGAGCCTAGAATCAACAAGGGAACTAAAAATGTATTTGAATCAATCGAAGCAATTAGTAGGACTATTGACTCTCTCGATAATGATGTCGAGTTGCAGTCTAATCCCAACTAAAACAATAGAAGTTACGGCTAAGCCGATGGATAGGATTATCACGCAACCCGTGATGCCTAGAGAAATTGACTTAAAAGAACCACTATGGTATGTAGTGAGCGATAAAAACATTGAAGAGTTCCACGACAGGTTGACTAAGGAACATGGCCAGATAGTATTCGTGGCTATGTCTATCCCTGATTATGAGTTGATGAGTTATAATATGCAAGAACTCAAGCGATATATAACCGAACTCAAAGAGGTCGTAGTTTACTATGAAAAAGTAACAGACCCAGAAGCTTTGAAAAATGAAACAAATACCAATTAAGAATGTCAAATTACTAGCAAGACTAGATAACTTTGCAACGCAACTACTGCAGATGCCCCATACATTTAGGGCGCAACCCAAACCAGACCTAACTTTTAAGAAACTAAAAGAACATATGGCAGATAACACTTTTATAGGTTTCCCTAAGTCCTTTAACTACCAAGATTACTCAGGACAATCGCACGTCTTCCACACAGGCAGACAAAGCGGATTAGGAGAAGACAGGCGAGCTGGTGGACAGATGAAGAAACGCCTGAGAGCTGAGAAACATTTCTTCCTTGCCCTGTTTAAGAAAGGCATGGGACAAAATGGAATATACCAACAAAATGAGAAGTGGTATTACGATACAGTAACAGTTATGCCTCCAAAGTGGGGACACACAGGTTGGCACAATGCCAAAAATAAACCACGAAGATTCCTTAGATTTATTTATAATGCAGGAAGTGGTTATTCGATTATGGTCGAAGGCAAAAGACAGACAACAATTAAAGACCAAAGACGCAGCGTAGGTGCAGGCAACTGGACATGTATTGAAGGATATCACCCAGCTGACGGAAGTACTTGGTTCGCAGACACAAACACAGGTAGTAGACCTCGAGTAGTAATTGACCTGAGTTTACCCGAACGCTATCAAGGAAGTATTGATAGTGCAATTAACTTTATTACAACATACTGATGAATGAACTACAAATTATTTAATGAGCTTGCTGAAAATGTGCTCAAATACGTACCACCACAAAACGATTGGAAGTTTATACATGCCGATTCATATCAGATGTATAACATTACCAACCAACAAATATACAACTCCAGCTTCCCTGAGTGGACAGAAGTACTAAAACAAACTTTATTTAACGACATCTGTAACCATATAGGGCAGAAGGACGCTCTCATATCTAATCTTACGCTTGTAAGATGTAATGAACACTCAGTATTACACCCTTTGCCAGTACAGGCAGGAGTAATAACTCTACAAAGTAACGGCATGTTTGCCGCTATACGAAATGCACCCCCAGACGGCGCACGACTTAATGCTTATAGAAGTATGTATCTTCATTCGCCTCACTTATTCAAGTGGCATGAAGTTGATGCATTTGGTTTCGTAGTAGATGAACAGAAAAATCCTATGTACCCTGGCAACCGAATCATGAATCTATACCCTAAAGAGGGAACTCTATTTTGGTACTACAAAGTAGACTCAGGCTTTAGCAAACACGGAGTGAAAAAATGATTGAAACTAAACACGTACACGTAGCTCTGAAAGAGTGGGAAAAAGAACCAATAAGAATATTCGTAGGCACAAGTGAGTACGAAGATAAGTGGATTGAGAGAATCTTAGCATACTCAATACACAGTAATACAAATAGAAAAGTAGAGTTTACTTGGATGCGACCTAGTATGTTTCCTGACTGGAACACGACAGGTTGGGGAACACCCTTTACCTGTTTTAGGTATGCAATACCA